CCGATCTATGGTCTGCCAGACTATATTGACTCAGAATTACCAGAACCTACAGAAGTAACTCCAACAAGTCTTCGTAAGAAGATGGATACTATTCTTGGTATGTCTCCAAACTATACAAGTGATCCACAATATACTCTTCTTGAACATCATTGTTATTTGGAGATTGAAGAAGAAAATGAGAGTGAGGAAGAAGATAAAATTACAGTAGCACTTCCTTATATTGTTACTGTTGATCTTGATTCTCGTACTGTTCTTTCAATTCGTCGTAACTGGAGAGAAAGTGATGAAAGAAAAGAAAAACTTTGCTGGTTCACTCATTATAAGTTTGTTCCTGGCTTTGGTTTTTATGGTCTAGGCTACATCCATTTTCTTGGAAACCTTACAGCCACAGCTACGGCTGCAATGCGAAACCTAGTTGATGCAGGTCAATTCGCAAATCTTCCTGGTGGTTTTAAAGCTCGTGGTGTACGAGTTGTAGGTGCAAACGATCCTATTGCTCCAGGCGAGTTTAGAGAAGTAGAAGCAACTGGTGTTGATCTTAGCAAAGCTATTATTCCTCTACCTTATAAAGAGCCATCAAATACTCTTATGCAAATGCTTAATTTTGTATCTGCAACTGGTCAAAAGTTTGCTGATACAACGGAACAAGTTGTAGCTGATTCTACTAACTATGGTCCAGTAGGTACTACACTTGCTCTACTAGAAGCTTCTACTAAATTCTTTAGTGCAATCCATAAACGTCTACATCATAGCCAACGTAACGAGTTTCAAATTCTAGCTCGTATTAACTATGATTATCTGCCAAATGAATATCCTTTTGATATTCCTATGATTACAGGTCAAATCTTTAAAGCAGACTTCGATGGTCGTATTGATATTATTCCTGTATCTGATCCAAACGTTCCTTCTTCTGCCCATCGTATTGCAATGGCACAAACTGTTTTACAACTAGCTTCTCAATCTCCTGCTGGTATGTACAACATGAAGGAAGTTAATCGTACAATTCTAGAGGCTTTAAATATCACTGATCCAAATAGGTTCCTTAATCCTGATATGCCTCAACCACAGCCTCTTGATCCAGTTTCAGATATTCGACAAGCTGTAAAAGGACAACCTATTCAAGCTTTTTCAGGTCAAGATCATCAATCTCACATTATTGTAAAACAATCTTTTATTGCTGATCCTACACTTGGACAAAACCCGCTAATGCAACAAGTTGTTCCAATTCTTCAAGCAAATATTCGTGACCATATGATTATGCAATATGAAGAACAAATGGCTGGTATGCTTCGTTCCGGTGTTGAACAAGCTGGTTCTGGTGATGAATCTGCTATTTCTACAATCACTCAAGGCGCTGCTCAAGAAATTCTACAAAACAATGAACGTATGGCTGAGATGGGTACTGTAGAAGACCTAGAGCGTATGACCCTTGAACTACAACGGCAACAACTAGACCTAGAAAAAGAAAAACTGAAACTATCGTCTCTACAGTCTGCTGCTAAGATTGCTATTGATGAAGAGAAACTTGATCTTCAACGTGATGATCTAGAGATTTCAGCCGCTGAAAAAATAGCCAAGCTACGTTCTGGTGATACTAACAAGACAAAAGATCGTGATGATAAGTTCCTTATTGAAGTCATGAAACTTCTTATGAAGGAAACAGGAACTAGCGTGGAAGAATTAAAAGAAAAAGTAGACCTTACTCCACAATTTGCTGAAGGTGGAGATGTTCAACTTAGCCCAGAGTTACAAAATTTTGTAGATACTCTTTTGAAAGAACAACAAGAACAAAAAATTCCTTATGTACCTGAATTAGAAGAAACATATCTTCCACAAGAAGAAGTAAAAATGGATTCAGATATTACTCGTGGACCTACTTTAGAAGAAATGTTACCTTCTGAATTGGTTGATTTAGTAAAAGAAAATCAAACTATAGAACAAGCCGGTGAAGGCGATTCCTTAAATTTTAATACTAACAAAGATTATTTTAATCTTATTGTTAAACCAAATGAATTTAATACAGAATTTTATAAAAACCCAAAATATTTTGATAAGGCATCAAATGAATACGTTATTTATGGAGATACTAGAAAAAAATTAACTGTTGGTCCTGGTGTTTTAGTAGATGATGCATTTAAAAAATTAGTTGGTAAAGAAAATATTAAAGTTGGAGATAAATTTTCTTCTGACTTAGTAGATAATTTAAGCCAAGAACGTTGGGTTAATGCTATTAAAGATGCTGAAGAATTATCAGGATTTAAAGATAGACGAGCTAGGCCTTTAGCAGAAATGATTTATCAAATGGGTAAACCAAAAGTTAAAGAATTTACAAAAACTTTAAAACTATATAAAGAAGGAAAATTTGAAGAAGCTGCTGAAGAAGTTTTAAAAAATAAATCTGGTGGAGAATCTGATTGGTTAAAACAGACTCCAAACAGAGCTAGAGAAGTTGCTAATCGTATTAGAGTGTTATCTTATGACTATCAATAGATCAAATATTTCTCAACAAATTACCAAGCCAGGACAAAAGAAAATCTCTAAGGTTATGCGTGAGTATAAGGCTGGTAAATTACATTCTGGTTCAAAGAAAGGACCAAAAGTAAAATCTAAAAAACAAGCAATGGCTATTGCTTTGAGTGAAGCAAGAAACGTACAGAAAAAAAGGAAAAAATAAAATGGCTGCAATTAAACAAGAATGGCAAGCTGGTGGCAAGGGTGGAAACAAATGGTTTTCAGAAACTGCCCCACAACAAGGTAAGGCTTCTAAGGGAAAACCTAAAAAGAAAAAGTAATGAAACCTAGTCAACTAATTGATTCTTTTTATATTGAAAAAGAATTAGATACTGCTTTAGAAAATGTTAAAAATAACCTTGCATCTGGCTCTTGTTCATCATACGATGACTATCGTTATCTAATTGGAGTATATGATGGTATCAGTACTTTAATTGGAATTGTTGATGATCTTAAACATAGATATTTAAAGGATGAACTAGAAGATGCAGAACGTTAAATATAGTGGAGCCGTTAAGAATGATGATTGGATTACGGAAAAGCTAGTACCTGATCCTGATCCACTTCCAGCACTTCCTGGATACCATATTCTCATTCGCCCTGTTTCAATTCGTAAGGAAACTAAAGGCGGCATTCTTCTTCCTGATCAATTTCAAGAAGATGTAAAATACCTTACTACAGTGGGTAAAGTCTTAGCTGTAGGACAAAGTGCTTATCAAGATGAAAATAAGTTTCCTAATGGTCCTTGGTGTAAAGAGGGAGATTATATTGCATATGGTCGGCATGTAGGTCATAAGTTTATGTATAAGGGTGTTCGCCTTCTACTTATCTTTGATGACCAAGTAATCATGAAAGTTGAAAGCCCAGAGAGTTTAGACATTATGTTTAATCTTTCAGCTAATGCAGCGTAACTCGTAGTATCGTTGCCTACGTATAAAAGGAGTGACTTATGTCAACAGAAAATGATAACGGTGGTTGGACCAGTATTGATCCTGAGAAAGCTGCCGTAGCTAAAGAACCAGAAGTATCTTACGATTTAGAAGATGAGGTTGAAAATACTGAAGAGGTAGAAACAAAAACTAATGTAGATAATGAATCTAATTATGAGATTGTTTCGGAAGATAACGAACAAGATAATAGTGAAAATGTACAAGAGGTTTCTGAAAAGGAACAAATTTCAGAGCTAGAAGGTATTAACAGTAAGGGTGCCGAAAAACGTATTCGTCAACTTGTTCAACAACGTAAGGAACGTGAAGCTCAACTTGAGGATATGTCTTCTGAACTAAATAAACTTCGTTCAGAACTTATTAAGACACAGCAAACAACAAAGTCATATGAGATTTCTTCTTTATATTCTCGTGAAAATGAATTAAATGAACGAATCAGAATGGCAGAATCAAATTATCTTCGTGCCTATGATGACGGTGAAAAAGAAAAATTACTAGAAGCACAGAATGTTTTAAATGATGCAAAGACTGATCTTAAAATTATTCAAGCTCGTAAGGCCCAGCTAGAGGATGCACGGGAACAAGAAGAATCAAAATATACAAAAGAATTAGAACAGTATCAAACATATCAAGAAGAGCAACGTCCAGCACAACACCAACAACAACAACAAACTCAACCTCAAGCACAAAGGAATTTAGACCTTCTTGCTTCAGAATGGTTTGAAAAAAATTCTAGTTGGTTTGGACAAGATGAAGTTGCAACTACTGTTGCTTTAGCTTTGGATCAAAAATTAAAGAATGAAGGCTATGATCCACAGACAAAAGAGTTTTATAATGAAATAGATAGGCTGCTTAAAGCAGAACTACCTAATAAATTTAATCGTGGGACGGATGCGAAAAAACCGTCTCAAGTGGTAGCAGGAACATCACGTAAATCCTCTCCCAAAGGTAATAAGGTCAAGTTAACTCAAAAAGATGTTGACCTTGCTAAGAAATGGGGGATTCCACTTGACAGGTATGCCGCAGAAAAACATAAGGTAGATAACCTTAACGGCAATTATACAACTATTGAAACTAAACGTGCGTGATAAAGGATAGAAACTAATGACTAATAAAATTAATGATGCAGTTACTCGTGAAGCTCGTGAAGCCTCAACGAGGGATACCAAACAACGAACTTACTATGACTCTGAAAACTGGCTAGATATTCCTCCCCATATTGAAAAAAATTTCCTAGACCAAAATTTCAAATTAGGATGGCTACGAATTTTTATTAATGGTGATGAAGATTTTAAGTCAGTTGGTAAGAAAATTAACGAAGGATGGGAGTTCGTAACTTCCGATGAAGTACCAGAGATGACAATGGGTTATGGATACCATAAGGAAAACGATAGGTTCCAAAATTGTATTGTTCGTGGTGATGTTGCTTTAGCTAAAATTCCTCATGACATCTGGCAAGCCAGGAAACAACGGGGTATTGATCGAAATATCGAAATGAATGAAGCAATTAATCAACGTCTAATGTCAATGCAGGATCGTCGTATGCCTATCTCTAACGCTAGTAAATCTCGTGTTACTGTAGGTAATCGTTCAGTTGATTTTGATAACTAATTAATAGTTAGTTTCTTTCTGTAAAAAAAGACTAAGTTAAAAAAAATAAACAAAAAGGAGAAACCAAAATGAGTTCAACTAAGAACCTAACCGGCTTTCACCCTTCACGCAAACGTGGTAGTGCAGCTAACTCCACTGGTTTCAGTCGTTATCAAATTGCCCAGAACAATTCTTCCGCAATGTTCCAAGGTGATCTAGTAAAGATGGACAGTGGTTACGTTACTCCAATTACCACAACTACTGACTATGCAGTAGGCGTACTAATGGGTGTAGAATATGTCGATAAAACTTCTAAGCAACCTGTATGGGCTGCTTATATTCCTGCATCTGTTTCTTCAGATGACAGCATTACTTACGCTCTAGTAGATGATGATCCTAACTCAACTTACGTTGTACAGGCTGATGCATCTCTAACAATCGGTGATCTTGCCCTAAACTTTGATGTAACTCTAGGCACAGGCAGCACCTTCACTGGTCGTTCCGGCTTTGGTATTAAGGCAGCTTCTCG